GGACGGGTTGGGCGAAGTACATTACAAAGCATTCTGCCGTGACAGCCCCGCCCTCATGCAAGAAGCGATGGGCTTGTTGGTCGAGAAGCTAGACCACTTCCCAACACCCAAGGACATACGGGCGCAGATCACCGCACTCAGTACATCAAAGAGTGAGGGCAACGAAGGCAAGACCAACGGCACCAGCATTAACGAAGAGATAGCTACGCGCTACCTCGAGCACAAGCATGGCGTGGAGTACAACGGTAAGCCAGTGCCGTGTCCTGACCCTCTTCCGTCGTGGATTAAACAAGAGGTTGACCGGGTTGATGACATGCTCGGCCCGCAGTTCCCCATTAAATCTAAGCTAGGAAACGTAGGCTTTGCCATTGTCCAAAAGGAAAACCGATGAACGACGCACTCAAAGAATTCTTAGCCAACGGTGGTGAGATTCAGCAGCTACCATCGAATGTGCCACGCGACTTGAACGTCTGCCTGAATTGTAAGAACCTATTCCCCACAGCGGAGATGACCAAGGGTAGCCAGCGCCGATGCAAGAAGTGCCACGAGAGACACACGAACTTCAAGACGAGCCGGTAGACTTGTTTTACAAAGCCATCAAAGCGCAAGAAAGACTGCAGCGTGAGTATCTCGATTACAGGTTAGCCAACGTCAGCGCCCCGTTCAGTGAGGCAACCAAGCGGCAGATATGGGAATGGCAACGTCAAAAAAAGACCACTCGGTGGATTGCGGACGAACTGAAGGTGACACGCTACAAGATTCACCTGCTAGTTAAGCGGACATCGTGGCCTGCGCCGACGAACCTAGCCTAAAACAATATCGAGGCGAACCAGACAGCCACGAAGATACCGGCGATCATAGCTGCCACGCAAACCACACTCCCTAACAGCGGCTTCATATCTGGAAGATCAGCCAGATAGCGAGCATGATAGCGATGGGGATGAGGCCAACAGAGACAGCGATGACAATGGCTAGCTGGGTTAGCTCTTTCTTCCTGCGCTTTCTAGCCAACTCCAACTGGCGGATCTCAGCAGCCCTAGCCTTGCGAGCCTCGGCCATTGCCTTCATCGCATCGTCCCACAACTGACCGTTGCCCGAATAAAGGAATGCCTCGCGCACTTGTGCTAACGCATCGTCAGCTTCCTTCTTCGCTAACTGCGCTTTGACAGCATCGGCTGCGCTGAGTGTCTTGGTGTTTTGTAGTCTTTGTAGATCGTGCTGACCCTCGGCTAGTGCGGATAGGTAGCCACTGATCTGGCTGAGGTCTTGAGTTGCTTGAGCCGTTTTGTTTAGAGCAGAGGCGGCCATGTTAAGGCCACTGATGATAGCCCCTAGCTCAAGAACCATTCCTTAGTAAACCCATAACACAGGTTCTGTCTCGCGCATATCAACGTGAACGAATGTCTTGGCTACGCCTATGCCTCGGAATCCAAGGTAAAACGCCTGTTTAACTAACTGCCTACGTTCCACGCCATTAGCTACTGCGATGTCACAAGCAATACCCTGTGCATGGGTACCCGGCTTTGACTTCTTAGCCTCTAAACTATGACGGGGAGAGCGGTATCCAGACGTGATGTACAGCGGTCTACCAACAGCAGAGCGTAGCTCATCGACCCTGCGTATAAACTCCGAGTCCATCTCATTCTCGCCGGTCTCTTGGCAGTCGAAGTCTTCACGCTTGAAGTAGAGGTAGTCCATCACTTCTTAACCTTGTTCATTATTCCTATCGCGCCCCTCACACCGAAGGATGCAGCGATGATCACGGACAACCCGTACTGGTACCACTGCGGCATGGTCGCTAGAACTGCAAAGCCCTCACGGACATACGGTACAGCCGAGGGTACGAATGCTAGAACCAATGGGATGGAAAACAGAATGGTGATCCACTCGTCTTTCCAGCTAGTATTGCTAGCCCTAGCCATAGCGGTTTCCCAATCAGCCGCGCTCTTCGATTGGTTGATCATAACCGCAGCTTCAGCCTCAGCCTTTGCTTTAGTCTTGGCAACCTTGCCTTCGATCCACGTTCTGCCCAGATCGGCAATCGGCCCTATGGCATTGAAGAAGCTCACTTGTCTGCCTTCTCGTCCAGCTTGAGCATGATTCGATTAAACATATCCCGTAGTTCAGCCATGTCTACCCGATAGTCATCGCGGCGTACATATGTCTCGGTCGATCTACGCTCCATGTCGTACAGTTCCCTGCGCGTACCTTGTAGCATGTCCCAGAAAATCTTCATAAAGAAACCAGCCAATAGCATCAGCCCACCAAGAACTACATCGAAGGCCGTGTTCATGTCCATTAACTTCTCGCTGTCTTAGCCGAGTCCTTAAACGCTTTCGCCGTGGGCGCTCCAGCAGTGCCGGGTTTACGCATGCGCTCGCCAGACCCGCCAGCAATACGCTCACGCTTCTTCATAATGTTGTAGTACAAACCCTTCTTAGGTTTCTTCATGTCCATTTCGTCCTGTTAGCCCAGTATGCCGCAGACATCTTGCCCTTGCGGATGTTCCTTGCGTGTCTCGCCTTGAACGATGCACGCCTGTTTCTTGCCGATTCAGACTCACTCTTGCTGGGAGGGGAGCCGCTTACACCTTGCTGACCGTAACGGATGGTCTTGACCTTATCACCCTCTTTAGCCACAACGACGTGCGACTTGGTCGGATGCTTCGGTGTCCTCTTTGGTTTGTTGTAACCAGACACACCGATCCTATCAAGCAAGCTCTCACTCATTGTTGAACGCGATCTTGTTCAGGATCTTGTACGCCGTGATTGCCCACGGCTTATCTTGTGGTGCAGTCGTGGTTGCACAGATGACCGATGCTATAGCTATAGCAGCCGTCACTATGTTAAAGGCCAGTATTATGTATTCCATGTCAGTCTCCTATTTCTACCCATTGACCGTTATCTTCATCCCACTCATAAATACTATCGCTCGATTCGTCATCTGGATAAGGTACAGGAGGATTCCAACAGCAAGTGTCTTCATCCAATACCCAGCTAGGAAAGGGCTTGGGAGGGATAAATGCGTCACGCACTGGGTCGTATGTAAACCCAATACCAGCGTAGTTTTTGCGTAAAGCCACGCCGCCATCAGGCTCTAAGTCCTGACCCAGATGAACACCCTCGCGAGTATTGTAAGAGGTCTGCACCCAAGTCCCTTCCTGAGTGTCAACAAACTCTTGCTCGGCAACAATCACGTTCTCAACAATACCATCAACTACTTTTGCAAAATGCGCCATGACTTATCCTATGCCGTAGTAAACGTGCCACTAGAAGTGAACGTATGGTAGGTGTAACCCCCAGAGGATGTAATGGTTCCGCCTGTGCCCCGTTGCCCTCCTTGGTATCTAACAATCGCTACACCTGAAGCGCCGTTACCCGGCATACCCACTACGCTGTAAGTGTTAAGGGTTCGACCTCCACCACCTCCACCAGATCCAGTATTCACCGTTGCGTTAGTTCCGTTAACTTTATAAGTCCAAGTTACCGATGCACCCTTACCGCCGCCGCCTGAACCACCAGCGCCAGCGTTATTCCCAGCTTCGACGTTAGATCTTTTTCCGGTAGCGCCACCGCCACCTCCACCACGGGTCACGCCGTCAAGCCATGTATACCCCGGCCCACCAGCAGCGCCAACTAGCTCCACATTCCCAGCATCTACGCCATCACCGCCTGTGCCAGCCCCGCCACCGCCATTGTATGCGCCGCCTAAATTTCCATCACCGCCATAGTAACCATTTGAATGCACCAACCCGGGCCACGCTGAGTTACCCCTACCGCCACCACCACCGCCGCCGCCTGCGCCTGACGAGGAGGGCTGATTAATGGCGCCGCCGCCACCACCGAATGCATACAATTCAAGCGTAGAACCCCCAGAAGAGCGATAAAAATAAGTACCGCCTCCTGTGGCACCCTGATTATAGTTTGAGTTTTGTGCTGAAGAGCCACCGCCTATGTAGACGGTGTAATTCAAACCCGCCGGTGGTTCCGTTACTGTGCCTGTTAAGTATTGGCCAGCGGCACCGCCGCCAGAAGCATAATACCAAGTAGCCCCCACTCCACCGCCAGCTATGGCGTATACCTCTAAGACGTAAGGAACTGGGCCGCCCCCAGCACCTACAGCTTTACGCATAGAGAACGCGCTTACGTTAGCACTTAGCATTTAGACCACCATTGCATGGATGCCGGTGGCAGTAGTCCCTGTACTGAGGACTCGCTTCACCGAGCAGATCAGATAGAAATTATCAGGTACAGCCACAGTCCGAGTCACACCGTCTTTAGTGTGGAACGAGACGTTACCCTCACCCGTAATGTATAGACCAATAGCAATGTTACCAGTGCCTACGTTGTCTGACCCGTTTGCCGGTGTAACCGGAACCATGTCGTAGACGCTACCGTTTAACTGACCGTCTACACCTCTGAATGGATTACCCATCTTGAACCTCTCTAAATTGTGATTTCTGCAACAGACCCAAGTTGAACTTGGTCACCGTCGCTTTGCGTTATAACCGCGCTCATACCTAGCGGTTGTCCTGACCTGATGAACAGCGTGTCACCTACCGACAGCAGGCTAGATGCGGCACCGAAGTAGTTAGCCTCACTAGCCACCTCACTCGGGGTGCTATCAGTCGTGTATTCCCATGTGACCCTGCCGTCAGCAGAGCCACCAATAGGACGTAGATCTTCCTGTGAAAAACTCATAGTCAGTCCTTATTCAAAAATGAAGTTGCCGCCGACCTTCTCTAGCGCGAACCAGAAGCTGCCAGCAGTAGAGCCAACGGGCGTAGCCACAAGATTCCCTGACGATACAGTAAATGTAAACGAGGGGTGGTTAGCGGCAGATCCTGACACCAATCCTAGCTTGGCAATCTCAACAACTTGCTCACCAGCTACGGCAGTCTTGCTAATCAGCAGCTTGTAGATGGCCGAGCCGATAGACCCCGTCGTTCCGAATGCGCTGTTACAAGCAGTAATAAGTATCTCGCCTGAGAAGTCATTGCTTGTGCCCAACGAACTGTCTAGCGCAGTCAGTGTTTGTGCCCCAGATGCAGAGAACGCCTTGCTGTAAATCAGCTTGGGTGCAGTGTAGTTCGTCTGGATAAAGCCGTTATCAAACGCCCTCGCCCCTGAGTTTTGCATCAGCGGATCTTCGAGAACTAACTTAGCGCCTTGACCTGTAGCGATGAAGTCATAAGTGCCAGCAATGCCAGTAGAAAAGGATACAGGCTGCTTCTGAACAACAAAGTTTGTAGTAATGTCGGCTGCTTTAACGTGAGTGTGGTTTGCAAAACCGTTGTTCTGCTTGTTGTTACCACCACAGGTATTGCCTATACCAGAAACCCAGTTAGCTTCATAACTAGACCCAGACTCAAAAAAGAATCCTGACCGGGCATTGAACTCAGCACCGTTAGAAACAAACGACACACCACGATTGCCTAGTATGTGGTAGCCGTATCGGTTCTCATCCGCTGCGTTAGAGATGTAAGACGAGTAAACATTAAAGTCGCTCTTGAACCCAGCGTATGAGTAGAACTTCGTTGTTATCTTGTAGACGTGCCCAGCGGTAGCGCCAGACGTTAAGGTAATAGTGCCGCCAGACGCGCCCAAGGTAGTCACGTTGTAATCAGCGCCCTGCACCAACGGTGTGTCTAATGCCGGATTCAGCGTAGAGTTATAGACAGTAATGTCGCCATTCGCTGTAGTTGGGAACGTATAAGCGAAGACAGTCTGACCACCAGTAGCGGTGATTGTATCCGTCACATCACTAGGCGTACCGTTCAACCTGCCGTAGTTGTTGTCCAGCGTCCATGACGTGTGGATCTCGAAGTTATGATAGAACCCGTTTTGCGCGTTCTCCTCCGAGTTGCAGCCCGATACCTTGCCTAAGTAGGATCGCTCAAACGCAAAGCCGTCAGTGCCGCTAGACTTCACCTGCACCTTGTCAAAGCTATTACGGTTGGAAGCAAACGAGTTGCCAACAGACTCTATGTTGATGCCAGATGTTGTAGCGTTTAATACCGTCAGGTCAGAGATGTTGTTGAAGATACCCTTAACCAACTCAATGCCCGGCCCTGATGTAGCCGCAGCGGTGTCGATGACAGTGCTCTGCCGCCCCGCTCCCTTCAGGGTGATGTTGTCTACGTTGTACGTTTGACCGCTGTTGTTGACCTCTACAGTGGCACTAGTCTTAAACACACCGCGAGGGAGGTTCAAGGTATTACCAGTGCTTACCTCGTCACCGTAGGTAGACGTGATAGATGCCTGTATAGCAGTGGTGTCATCCGTACTGCCGTCACCAGTTGCACCGTAGTCAACGACGTTTTTCGTTGATCCAGATACAAGCCGGTTGTGTGCTTTTGTTAAAGCCATTTTACGCTCCTAATTCTGGACGAGTGCTTGGGAAGTTTGACGTGCTAGGCCAATCCCGTAACGCGGTTCTGTACGTCATGTACGCTGCTCGTTGCGGATGGTCAGACAGAGGTACGATGTAGTCTGTAGCCTCTAGCTCTCCATCACGCCACATCCTTGCGGCTTCTTCCGCCGTAGGAGTTGCGGGTGTAGGGGCTACCCACACTTCATAGTGGTCAAAGTTAGCCTCAACGAAGTCAGCGTCAGCAATGATGGTATTTGTGATGTTACCGTCAGCATCTTTAATATTGTATTTCACTTAAATCTCCTTACGGTATGTACTGGATGACAACAATACCTTCGCCGCCACGCCCAGATCGAACATAAGTGTTTGAGGTTGGATTTCTAGCGCCACCACCACCACCGCCAATGCCTCCATGACCCCCCGTTGTAGACGTAACTAATCCTGAACCAGTCTGGGTCTGAGACGCAGATCCTCCGCCAGCTAGCGGCCCTCCGTTAATACGCATATCAGAAAAAGTTGTGGTTGCATAATTATAACTTATACCAATACCACCAATCCCACCCGCCAACTGTCCTAATGTTGAAGACCAAAAATCTCCTACAACGTCACAATCTCCACCATAAATGTTCATGTCAGTTGCAGTTTGTCCACCTGTGTTCCCTGTGCCTGTTATCCCTACAGCGCCGCCACCCTTGCCTTTGACACTGCCACCGCCAGTATTATTTACGTCGCCATTCGCGGCGGTGCCACCAGAAACGGCACCTGTACCTGCTTCCCCACCGACGCCTCCATTAGCTGTTAATGTGCTGGATAAACCAGTTCCAGCAACAGTGCTATTGCCTCCATTATTACCCGCAGTTTCACCTGTAACCTGCGCTCCACCAGCGCCAACGACTACTGTAAAAGATCCAGAGGTTGTAACGGCTAAAGAGTTTTTTCTACAGTAACCCCCAGCACCCCCACCACTTACGCTCGCAGTATTACCACTAGAGCCACTACCGCCAGCGCCAATGACGTGGATCATTATGTTGCCGTCTTGAGGCGGAACCCAAGTCTGTGACTTACTTAAAAAGATTGTAGGGAATGACGCAGAGCCACCACCACCGCTAATAAAATCTGTAAAGTTGCTCATGACATTACCCACCCTTGAGTTGCATCTGTGTATATGAATTGTATGGAGAGATACGCCGCGTTCATTGTGAAGTCAGACGCACTGCTCATTATCTTCGACCCGTTACGTCCTACCACCGTATTAGTGAAGTTACCTACCGTAATCAGGACTCGTTGACCTATAGTCGGTGAGGCGGGGAGTGTGATAGTTCGCCCAGCGGCACTAACGTAAACGTGCGTGTTAACCGTAGCCGTCATAGACGCTGCTGTAACTGTGGTAGTGATACCCACCGATACAGGCACGGAGGCTAGGTTAAGCGTCACATCACCTTGAGTGCCACCGCCCGACAACCCTGTACCAGCAACGACTGCTGTGATGTCACCTATCACGTCAGAGTTGCGTATGAACTTACGCACCTCAATGGCTGCGTTGAACGGTGGTGCCTCAGAGAATGTAACCACTAGACCAGACAGCGTGTAGGAACTAATGGCCTGCATGATTCCGTCAATGGTTATCTGCAACAACCTACCTGTTACCGGCGCAGTGCTTAGGGTAAACGCTGTTGTAGTGCCGTCACCCGTGAACGTGTCTTCAGTCAGGATCGTTACTTCTTGAGCCTTCAGGTAATCAACAGCCTCAACAGCACCCGTAGAGTCAAAGCCTAGAAGCCTGTGAGAGCGCCCAGATGCTACTGGTAGCTCCATGTTGATTGAACTCAGATCAGTGACCGGCTTTTTAACAGAGCGAGAATCGCTTGTAGCGTTCTGCTGGATAGCCAACCACAATCGGTCGAAGTCTTCGTTAACCTCCGAAGCTAGAAAGTCACCGCTATTCTGGTAGTCGGTGGTACGGTTTAGCGCCATGTCTCTATAGATGGTGATAACGTCACCGGCAGTAGCGCCAACAGCAAGCGTGATATTTCCACCGTTGTCATTCCCCACACCCGACACGGTGTAGTTAGAACCCTCTGATAGAGTCGTGCTGTTCTTTAGTACAACGAGGTCATCCTTGTCATACACCTCAAACGTGTACGCAAAGACAGTCTGCCCTGCTGTAGCAGTGTATTGGTTACGAGCAGTCGTATTCGTTACCGTCATAGGTCACCTATTTCTTTTTCGACTTTATCAAGTCCGTTGCGGATAAATGTTAAGTTCTGTCCCGGCAAGAGCCGCCGCAACGCTCTTGTGTCTGATTCCGTCCAATCATCCTCACCTAACCCAGCGTTTGCCACTCTAGCAACAAGGTCGATTCCTGACCCAAATGTTGGCCCCATAAGGCCATCCGCTATGCTTCTTGAGGCAAATCTGGCTGCGGGCAAATCAGCACCAAGGAGAGGTCTTAACCCAAAGTTATTGGAAGAAATCTTCTCCATTGTATTGTTGATTTCCATTATACCGCCTAATGCGCCTGACCTATCTATTCCTTCAATAACTAACGCGATTGGATCGTCTGTTATCTCCCTGCCCGCATCCTTTTGCTTGAATGCGTAGGACATCATTCCTAGCGTGGTGAGCATCAAGACACCACCCAAAGCGTTGTGGTCTTGTCCTTGCAGCGCGGCAATCGTCATCCGCTGCGTTGATGCAAACATGAACGACCGGAACTGGAGAATTGTTTTGCCCATTGGGGTAGACATAAACAAAGGCTTCTCTTGCCCCGGAACCACAATTACCCGATCAGATTCTTTCCTTAGGGCAGCGCCCCAAATCTGCTCAAGCTCTGGGTTGTCCCAGTTCTTAGCGTTAGACAGCCACACGCCATCAACCTTCTCTGCGTACTTCTTTAACTGTTCAGCAATAGCACTAGCGTTGCCGTCATCAATGCCTAGTCGGGACAACCTCTTGTCAACCTTGCCTTTTAACAAACCATCAACGACAGAGTTCTGCATGGTCACTACATGGAGTTGCTTGACGGCAGTAGTCCAGTAGTCCATCAGGTTGATTCGACCAAAGTTGTCCGTTAGCGATTGCACCCCGCGCTCAAACTTTGTGCCGCCTTTAGTGTAGTCAGAAATGTCAGAGATAATCTGTGACCGGCCACCCATCAACGCATCAACACCTATGCCGTATCGCTTACCTTCGGCAGCAGACACTTGAAAGGTTTTAAGGTTTTTAGCGAGAGGAACCAAGCCTTTAGAAAAGGTCTTACCTATTCCTTCAGCCATAAATATACGGGCTACATCAGGAACCGATGAGGCAACAACGCCACCCATAAGCCTCAAGTAGTTTAGGTTTCTAGCCACCCGCCCAGCTCTATGGAATATGTTATCGGGGTCTTCCATTGCATACACGCCGCGCATCCGATCCCGCATCCCAGCTATATCTTCAATATCGCTATTCTTGGCCTTCTCTAAAAGAGCTTTTTCGCGTTTAGTTTTAGCCATCTTCATGGCATCGCTATACCACTTCTCAATCTTGCCTATCTCTTGACTAAGCTCGATGTCATCGTCAGGAAACTGTCTTTTAATCTCAATGTCTGGCGCAATTTGGCGCAGATAGATCCGCCCTAAGTCTTCAATGTTGTTTTCCAAGAAGTCTTCAACAAGGTTGTCGGGTATCTGAAAAGTCCTAGAGCGGAGAGGGCCGCGCATTGGCGTACCGTTTAGTTTGTTACCGCTAGAGCCTTCGCCAATCTTCCAGTCATACGGAAGCCTTCCGTCTGGAGAACCTTTAATCCTTTGGGCAATCTGCCGGGCGATGTCCTCATACTCCATGTCCTCAAGGTCTAGCTGCTCCTTGAAGTCGGACTTTTCGATAATTGCTTGAAGCCTAGTTTTTTCTGCGCCGGTGGCGGACTCTACATCAAGCCTCGCCCTTTCTGCTTCTGCCCTTAGCTCAATGTCTTTGTCTTTCAGCCACTTACTAACAACAGACAAGAACTCATCATAATTAGCTACAATTTTGTCTTTGTTCCATCGTCTATTTAGATAGCCAACAGCCGTTGTTACATCAACGTCCTCGGGCAACAGCCCAACCTCAATGGCCTCGTTCTTTAGGGGATCGTATAAATTTGACCTCCAAGACCTAGCAGACTCTAGCGCCTCGGGTATGTCAGACGCATCGTTACGCAAAGCCCTTGCGACGGCTTCATTGAACTTTATCCTACTCAGATTTCCGCCAGCTTTTTTGTACGCTCTAAACTGGTCTAAGTGGTTAGCGAGGGCAGTGTTGTAACGGCCATCTTTTATCTTGATTCGAGACTCTACGGCTGTAACCCCACCCCTATCCATAGCTATCGGGTTTTCAGCTAACAAATTTGCCAGCGTCCTAGTAAAAGGATTTGCGCTAGTTATGGTTCTTGATAACGGGTCAAACGAAAGCGCCTTAACAAGAAACTTACCCACCTTACCCTTAACTTCCTCACCATTAGCGACTTGCATTGCGCCTGCACTCAAGTCTGCCGCAGATATACCTTCGTCTGCCGCTTGTTGCTGTAGGCTAGGGGTCTGCCCCGGCTTTGCTACAGCTAACTCATCCCCTGTGGGAACAAGGTATTCTTGAATTGAGTTAGGCTTATTAGCCGCAGCAGGCAGTCTTAAATGTGCCTCCCCGTCAAACAGATCATCCAAAAAAAGACGATCAGCGGGTATTTGCATTTCTATCACCTCATCCCCAAAACCTTCTGCTTGACCAGCCCTTGAGGTAGAAAAAAACAACCCGTCTTCCTTAGGAGTCATATGCCCGGAGCTACGGATTATTTCGGCCTTTTCCGCCGTTGTTCGATGATAAACCGTGACCAACCCATCTTCAGTTACTTGGCTAAATGCAGAAATTTCGCTAAGTAAATCATCAGCAGCATCAGTATCCACAACCTTTGCCGTAACCCCAATCTCTGGTGTGCTTAGAATTACAGAGTCTTCGCCAGCGAGGATACGAGTCTCAGGCTCCATTGATTTAGCCATCTCTTTGATTTGGCGCTCATCTATGTATTGGGCGAGTTTGCCTACACCAAAGCCAAGAACCCCGCCTAAGAACGCACCCGCTCCCACGTTTACAGCAGACTCACCATAAGTCCTTTCTAGCTGTGTTGCGTGTAATGCAGCCTCTTGTATCGCCGTAGACGCAGCGGTAACGCTGCCTGTAACAGCCGCAGACTTGAGTATTGACCCGCCAGTTTTGTATGTCCTAGCAACAGCGCCTCCGATGGGAATGAAGTTGACCGGATCGGTAAACCCAACGCCAAGACCTAAAGCAACGGATATAGCGCCGCCGTTAGCAATAGTCTCTCTGTCTTTACGCTCCCTAGCTTGTTGCCTGCGGACAGCGTTCAATTCGTCTTCTGACTCAGCCAAGGCAGCATTAACAACAAACTGCTTGTCGCTTTTTTCTTCTTCAGACATAAAGTCGTAAGGGTTATACGACCTATCACCAACCTCGTCTGGCAGACCCTTTTCTTGGTTTAAGTAAGACCCTATTGTGTTTTCAGTGCGCCAAAGCGCCGCAGCAATATCAACTACCGATGGATCATCCCCCTGCAAATCGGCTGGGATGTACTTTTTAATAGGCACTTGAGACTCTGGTGCAGGCTTAAATGGCATTACTCACCGTCCACATAAAACACGCTCTTACCTGCGGCTAGACGTTTTTTGGCATGAGCAATCGCCTTGTCCTTTATGCTTTTAGGAATGTTTTTAGCATTACCCTCAATCTGCATGTTTGCCAGCGTGTCTATTTCTTCTTGAGTGAGGGTGGGCACCATTGCGGGCACCTCCATTTCCTTGCCGTTTACCGGCACACCAATAGATACCTCAGTCATTGTGCCGCCTTCAACAAGATTCTTCACTGGGCCAAGGTATCCCCTAGCAGATTTCAACGAGCCGTCAGCCCTATACATGGTTGGATCTTCAGTTGATTGATCAGAGCTTGCAGAACCGGGGCCAAACCCTGAGCGCAACTGTTGACGCCCACGTTCTTGTCTTGCCTTTCGTGCTTCACCAACCTCTCGAGCCTCGTCGAAAGCCACTTTAGCCTCGCGCGTTTGCCTATTAAGTTCTGCGTCTTGGTCAGGAGTCCAGTAAACAGACCCTGTTTCTCTGTCTTGAAGCGTGACTAGCTCACCAGCAGCCGTCCTGACCATAACAATGTACTGAGGCTTTCCCTCTGATGCAGTCCTAGCTGTAACGTCATTAGAAACCAAAAACATATCGTCTCTAGCTATAGGTTCAGGGAACGCAAAATTTGTCCTAACTTCTTTTACTAGCTGGTCTTTTATATATGAAG